TACGGGTGGCAGGTAGGTACCAGACAAAAGAAAAGGCCGCCAGCGGCGGCCTTTTGGATTTTGTGGTTTTGGCGACTAGCGGCGCAATGCGTCGCGCCGCGCGTTGAAAAACTCGAATGTCTGATCATCCAAGCCTGCCCACACCGACGTTACGCCGCGACGGTTTTCAGGATAGAGCGCGACGCCACCGGCAACCGTTGTTTCGATCTCGCGCGCTATCTCATAGCCGTTCAAATCATGGCCGCCATTGCTGGCACCATACCGGTGGCCGTAAGCCTGTTGGGTGTGGGTGATGACCGCTTGGTCACCATGCGTGTTGCGCCATTCGGAAACCCGCGCGCGGATTGTGTCGGCGGTCCAACCGGTGGCCGCGCTAATCTCAGACACATGCGCGCCACCATCGCGGCGGCACATATCCCACATGACCGCCAGACGCGAGCCGTTACGGTGTGGCGCGTCGGGCGTCGCAACCGTAGCAGTCTGCGGCGCGGTATAGTCCAGCCGCTGCAAATCGCTGTAGCGGAACATGGCATCAATTAGCAGGCACCATGCCTCTAACTTTTCGATTTCCAACGTCGCTTGGTGCTGACGGAATTCAACGGTTCCAATGCGTGACCATGTGGCCATGTTGATTGCGCCAAACTTGCCGCCCAACATGTCGGCCATGCGCGCGGCATTGTCGGCACGCTCAAACTGGTCAGCGGCATGGCCACCGAATGCCAATGTGCGGATAGAGCGGCAAAACCGCGACGCATTGCCATGTTCGCGGCGTGACGGTGCCAGAATGGCGTCTATATCGTTTTGGTGCGCGGCATAACGCTGGATAACGTCGCGAACCAGTGCCAGCGGCATAACGTCGGCCATGTCGGGCGCGTGATGATAGCAACGGTTACGGCCAATCGGCGTGAATGCCGCTTTTGAAGCTTGCCAGAAATCGCGCGGCGATTGATTGCGAACTGCGCGGTTTCCAATATGAACATGCAAGCCGCAACCTGATTTAGAGACGCGGCCACCGTTGCGCTCAATAAATTCCAACAGCATGCGGATATCGTCATGCGCGCCGCCTGCCATGTGAAGCGGAAAAGGTGGCAGGACAAATTCGCAATCCACATTAGGGCTGGCGTCGCTTTTCGCTTCAACCCAACCGTAACCGTTGTGATCTAGCAGTTCCTGCCAGTCATCCACACTAAGTTGATTGCGGTTCTGATTGTGGATTTCGATTTCCGCGCCGCCAGTCAGGTACATGTTGTTTTCGATGTAAGCCATTGTTTTCATTCCTTTTTTTCGGTTGTGGTAGGGCATAGCTCCGCCCCTCACCCTCTAAGTTAATGATTTATGCAGTGATTGCAAGCACAATTGCACACCTTTTATATATAAAAAAGAAATTATCTGCTAAACCATTGGATTCATTGAATAAATCGGCTCAAAAAAATGAGGCTGATTTTGCCGGGATCCGGGCTGGATCCGGGCCGGGCGAACCAGAACAATTGTTCGGGTTGATGGGTATCAAATGATACTTCCGCCCAAAAAAAGGGGCCGAGCCCGAAGGCCCGACCCCGATCCCCGATGCCCGATCCCGAACAAATTTACGCCCGATCCCGATAGTCCGAGTAGTCCCGCGCGTTGTAAAGTTCCGATTCATCAAGCCCGAAGTCCCGATAACCCTGAAGGATGGTGTTGAAATACCCGATATCAGGGTAGGCATAGCCCGAATGATTCATCCGGTAAGTCATCATCCCGTTGATCATAACCTGACGGTAAAGCCCGTGCTTGACGCCTTCATACCTATCAAGAGCGGCCTCGTCTTCTGGCCCGATATCCCAGATACCGACCGGGAGCATATCTTCAGGCTCCCCGATTTCAATGTCGGCGACGCCCCGGAAAACGAGCCGCCATCCCGGAAAGTATGCAGACCCCAACGGCGTTGCCGTTGGGCTGCGATATGACATTTGCTCAACGTTCAGATTAGAGCCGTAAGCAAAATAGAGTTTCCTTATTGCCATTTATGAACAACCTCCTCGCCTACAATGTAGGCGTACATATTAACGACCCGCTCTGGATCGCTGAGATCAGTTGTCACCTCGCCGAAGTTGTCTTCTTCATACTCTTTGACGATGCGAATGATCTCAAAAGCCTTGCTTCCCATCCACTGCTCGGCCTTGTATGTGCCGATAATGAAATAGTCCATGTTGAACGCGTGGTGGTGCCAGTCTTCCTTGTTGTTGCGCAGCCATTCCATGTCTTGGTCATTCATCCAATCAACAAAGCGCTGCTCGATTTCGTCGTATTTGTAAAAGTCTGAGTTAGCCATGACGGCCTCCCTTGTTTGGTTGATACATTATATATAGGCAATCATTGCAACACTGTCAACAAGAAAAGAGCAGAAAAAGTATCAAATGACACTCAAGATCTGCCAACTGAGAAAAGCGAACAATTGTACGGGTTCTGAGCTGCGGGCAAAAAAGACCCCCGGATCCGTGCAATCCGGGGGTCAGATTCAGGGGTTGCCCTGAATCTATTTCTTGTGCATCAAGGCTGCTCCTAACCCGAGGGTCATAACCCCGATCCACATCATTCCTGCGTGAATCCAGAACGCCACTTCGCTTGTCGGCTCAACGCCTGTAAGTAATACCAGCAGCAACATTCCGATTGTGGCAAATGCAAATCCTAACTTTGGCATCTCATCCTCCAATAAGGTGGGGCGCTTTTCTGTCCTCACTTGCGGTGCGCCCCTAGACCTCCGTGAGTAAGCTGGCTTCCTGCATCTTAGCCCTTGCCCTGCGTAAGAACATAAAGCAGAGACCAATCACAACTTATGGTCCCCTTGGGATGCCGCAACAAGCCGCCAGCGGCTGTTGTCTGACTATGTTGTAGCAACCATTGCTACCCTGGTCAACAACAAAAAGCACTTTTTTTATTTTTTTTTGGAACGAACACGGAGATCCGGGGTGCTTCGAATAATACGAACAATTGTACGGATAAGGGGGCAGCCCCCGGTAGGAGGATTCGGGGGCTGCCTTTCTTCAGGGAGATCCTAATCCATGCGCAGATCCCGATCCGATCCCGAACAATTGTACGGGTTCTGGCCCGGCCCCGAAAAGGCCCGGCCACCTGTTGCATGAGCAGCCGGGCGAGTCGGGGAGGAAGCCTAATGATACCCCGATCCCGAAGCCCGATGTCAACCCCGATCCCGATCAGCCCCGATCCCGAGGCCCCGAACCCGAACAATTCGTCTAAAAACCCGATGATCCCCGTTCGGTCCCCCCGCATGGTGCGCGCAGTGGGATTTAGTGGGACTTACGCTATCTCACACTATATCTTGTGGGTCATGTTCGATAACTTCTGTATCTGGTGTGACATTCACCATCCGAGACTCAGCTAAACGGCGGAACTCCTCCAGTTTTTGGCTGATCTCCTCCTTGGTCGCTGCCGTCACATCTTGCTTCACAACATGCTGCTTGTTGATGAGTAGTCCTGCTGCCTTCAAACGTAGCTCTTCAGCCCGAATGGCCTCGCTCAGTGTACCTGCCTGCCATGCCTCATCCCTGATCTTTTTCAGATCGCGAATAGACTTGTCCACAGTGACGCCGAACTTGCTTTGTGCCTCCAGCCTCATCTCTTGCAGGCGCTCTTGCACAACGCTGTTCTGAAGTAAGCGCACAGCGGATACAGATGGGTTCTTGTACCCAGCCTCTCGCGCTGCTGCGGTTTGTGTCATGTCTTTGTGCAGGTAATTGTTCAGGAACTCCTGCTGCATGGGCTTCAGGCGTTTCAGCCCTGCCAGTGATGCCTCTTTGGGCAGGTTCTCGCCAACCTTTGGCATTACGCGCTCCTAGTAGCTTAGATGGATTATATTCTGGTTATCGTCGTCGGGGTAGTAGAACACACCGCTTTCGGTCTGCTTCCATCCTGCTCCCAACATTCCTATTCGCTCTGCTTTGGCGTCCAGTATCTGTTCGATCATTTGTTCGTACTTCGCTACTTCGTCTGTATCGTCGTCCATGTTTTACCTCACGCTACAGGGGGAAGGTTCGTATACCTTCCCCCCTATTTATAGGGGTAAAAAAACCGAAGTTGTAAGTTTCAATGTTTTCAATAACTTACAACCCCATTTTTGGTTACTTTTAGCAATCACTGCCACTACTAAGTTGTAAGTAACAAGCCACTGAAAACATTGAACTTTATGAACTTACATCCATTTACTTACAACTTTGTAACCAACTAACACAAACCAGAACGAACCAAGAACACGAACAATTCCACTGGTTACGTCGCATGCTCGGCACTGTCGTTAAGCTCATCATAAATCTTGAGCTTCACGCGATCCCATGCCTGACGAACTGTCGCCTCCTCTTGCGGTAGGGTATCTAACTGCTCATTCTCGTCATATTGAACGTACTGCGCTTCAGCCATGGCGCGCAAGACCGCCATGGCTTCGTAATATGTCAGCACAAGATGGATACCGTTATCAATCCTGTTCATCATTGTCCTCCTCTGCGTCGCGCTCCATCATCCGTGCTTCATACACCGCTTCTTCAGCGTAGCGGAACGGCCCAGCCACTGTGATGTCCAACTTGGTGTCCACCACATAAGCCTTGTGCCAGCCCTCTTCAGCGACCATAAAACGTTCACTCATGATCTGCCACCTCCATGATGCTAACGCCTGTATCGGCGCGGAAATTATGTGCCAACTCGTCCAGCAGGAGAGACGCCTTAAAAGACGCCATGCCCCACTGCTCCTGCTTGCGATTAATCTCTGCGTCGTCCAAGTGGCGCAAAATGTCGTTCAGCCTTTCGTAGACATACACAACGTCCACGCGGCTCTGCTTGCGAATATCCTCATCCATAACGAACCTCCCCAAATACACCAAGCTGGAAGATGTGGTCAGCGTCATTTGCGTCCCAATCACCATTGTTCATGATAACAGTCTTAACGTCATCAGACAGGAGCGAGATGCCCTTGTGAATAACGTCGAACGTCTTGACCTTGACGGTTTCACTGTAGACGCGAGAGTCCCATTCATCCGCGCCGTGATAGACCGTCACCTCAAAGTTTTCTGCGAGATGCGCACCGCTCTTCAGGCTTGGCAGATCGTCCTTGAACAACATGCCTTCAGGCTTGTCGTAGTCGATCTTGTCCACCCAATAGTTACTGCCACCCTCAAGAATGGTAACCCACAAGTCTTCAAGCATGCCCTTCCACCAATCGGCAGAAGGGCTGTAGCTGATCGTGATGTCGCGGTTAGTCATAACGGACCTCCCCTACTTCTTTCTTGATCTGTGATGCGATGTTCTTGAGCGCGCGATGGTCAGATGCCGTCTTGCTGGTCACGACCACAGCGCCGTCTTTGTGCCGCCAGAACAAATGTTTCTTCTGCCGCACAAGCGTGAAGTCATTTATCTTCATCAGGCGTTTTAGCTCTTTCTTCATTTGTCTTTCCTCTGGTTGGTTGGAAAAGATAGTCTTATATAGTTAATAGCATTGATTGCATCCGTCAACCCACCAGAAGAACTTTTTTCAAAAAAAAAGATAGGGGGCATGCGCCCCCTTAGTTTTATGCTGCGTCTTCGTCTTTTTCATCGCGCAGGATCATTGCCATCTTTTCCAATGGCGTCATGTCCAGCCCAATGTGTTCAGCGGCACCACGATAGCGGTTAAGCCACGCCGCAAGCTGCACTCCAGCCTGACGCCGCAACTCGGCCTGTGACTCTTCGCTCTCAGGATCGAACGGCTCGTAGCCACCGCCCTGACGCCGCGTCGTAACCGGAGAAATGTACGCCGGATACTCGGTCACCTTAATGCGGCGAACTTCGCTTTCGATTACTTCGGTCTTAGCCACGATGCGCAGGCCCGATGCGAAACGCCGCGCCAAGTCCAGCTTGGCCTCATTCAGCAACTCGTCATCACGCCCATGGAAAGCCTTGTAGGCTTCGTGATCTGGGTAATCAGCCAGCCAATCAATGAACTCCTGCGGGACAAACATATTCTTACCTGTCTGCTGCAAGTAATCATCAATGATCCGCTGCTTCGTCTTCTTCGAGAAATAAGCCATTCGTTTTACCTCCACATAGCTTACGAACAATTTTACTGGTTTGCGTTACCACGCCCGACCTGACCATGACATGAGTCTCATGCCATGCCCCGCCTAAACTGAACCGCCTCGCCGTGCCACTCCCTGCCTGATCTCGCCCAAACTGAACCGCCTTGCGCTGCCCCGCCAAAACACGACTTGCCGTACCCCGATGCGCCCGAACAAACACTACCTAACCTTGACCGCCTTACCATATCAGACCCGAACACACCGGGCCTTGACTGATACTGCCCTACCATGACCGCCTCGACTTCCTAACCCCGATCAGACCTCGCCCTTCCATGACCGCCCAGCCTTGCCAGCCAAGCCGTGCCTTGACGCACGTTGCCACGACCGCCGTGCCTAGCCCTGCCGGACCCAACCACGCGATACCTGACCGCGCCGCGCCTAACCAAGACCGCCATGCCCCGCCCATCCAAACCGTACTGAACCGAACCTGAACGCTCCAAACCCCGACCGACAGACCTCACCACACCCCTCCATATGATACCTAGACTCACCTTGGCTTGACCGCCTTGCCACTCCGAAGCCCCGACATATCAGACCGTACCTAGACCGCCAAAACAGGCCGTACCTCACCAGACCCCGCCCTAACTCACCCGAACTAAACTTGACCGCCGAAACACGCCACGCGGAGCCAAAACTAACCGTACCCAAACGCACCAAAACCGCCTCGTCATGCCACACCTGAACACACAGCACCCCACCAGACCTGACCATGTCCTGCCATAACCCAACCGCCTGATCTCGCCACGCCGCATCTCACCCCGCCTAACCGTAACAAACCGTGCCTAAACCGCCTTGACTAACCTCGCCGCGACTTGCCGTTCCAGACCTAACCGGACCTAAACCGCCTTGCCGTGACTTACCTAAACAAAGCACATCAAGCCTCACCCTGACCGCCTTGCCGTGACTTGCCCAATCGTAACTGACTAGACCCAGACACATCGCACCGCAACACAACCGCCAAAACCGGCCTCGCAATGCCAGCCCTAAACATACCTAAACCGCCGTGACCAAATGAATAGGGGCGGCAGGGAAAATGCAAAAACCCACCGCCCCTAAACTCGTTATGCTGCGCGCCGCAGACGCTCTTCCTGCAAGAACTGCATCAACTCAGCAGTCTGGCTATCAGCGCACTCAGGCTGCTCCATGGCAAGCTTCTGGATATCACGCGCTTCATGCGTGATGTTGTCCCAAATCTCCTGATACTCGCCCATATCTTCAGAACTGGCGACAGAGAAGGTGCCGTAAGAACCACGTCCCTTTTCCTGACGGAAGTCACCGATACCTACCATAATCCCGGCGTTGCTCAACAACGACGTAATTGAATGGTTGCTAAAGGTAGGCGTATTGAAGTGAATATCCACTTCTGCCACCCAATCAGGAAGGAAGGCGCGAGTACGCACATCTGGCGTCTTATTCATATCGGCAGAGCGCACGATGTCCATCTTGAGATAAGGCTTGCCCCAAATCTGGATCTTATCTTCCGGCATGAAGATGCCACGATTGACATTCGTCTTATTTACGCCAGCAGTTTCCAATGCTGCCGTAGCCATTGCACCCTTGACGCCCGGTGCAGGGAAGCAGAGGTAGGTATCACCAGTTTCCTTGGTGTATACACTCTCACGGAATTCCTGTTCCGGGTTGTGCTTGATTTCCTTCTTCTCAGCGGCAGTCTTCTTGCCACCACCGATCAGAAGATCACGCATAGCCTTGGAGGACATGCTATTAAAGTACAGCGGCGTCCGACCAATCATACGCAACTTAATCCGTCCCTGCTTTACGGTATGGATTTCGATAGTCCCAGCATCAGCTTTCTTTGCAACCATTTTTCTCTACTCCTTATTGGAAATGGTTTTCGCTTACGGAGCTATACCTAATAGCAAACACTGCATCCGTCAATGGGCTTTTTTGGTTTTTTTTAATTTTTTTTGCCACACTTATATGTGCCGCCTAATTATGCTTTAATATGCGGCACGACTTCAGGAGGGTAATATGAAAGAGAAAGTATTGATCATCCCACGCAACGACGGCATGGCGGTCAGCGCGGGTGGCAAAGTCTACATCGTAGAAATGACAGCCGAACAAATGCTCGACATGGCGTTGCGATGTCAACAGACGGGAATGGAAATGCTGCGGAGTGAACGCCGGGCTATGGAACCCGAACAATTGTCCGTAAATCAGTCGTAAAAGAAATCCGGCGACAGTTAGGGACTGCCGCCGGATACCAACCAAAAGAAAGGAATACACCTGACTTCCCAACCTTTATATGCAACTATTTCGTGCTTGTAAAGAGATAATTACACATTGTCCCTCGCCGTTGTTGCTTCGTACTCGCCACGGCTCATAGGACCATCGACAGAGCCGAGCCAGACCCGACCGCCGGTAGTCGTCAACTGGAACTTGTCGATGCGTCCTGCATCCTGCAAATCCCGAACATATTTCTCCAACGAACTCTTGCTCGACCCACGCAACACTTCCGGTGTATCCGCGTCCTCTGAACGCCTATGAACTGAGTTAGCGCCAGCCATATGTGTCAGCGCGATACCACCATTCTCGCAGTCAATGATCCACTGGTACATGGCCTCAAGCTTCTGCTCCAAGGCCGTGCCGCTATTCATTGCTGCGATCTCTTCTGTGCGATCAGTCAGCAGGCCCGTGTTCATATCCCGAATGAAATGCCGAACATTTCGCATGGCAGGGCCATTTGATTTCACGACAGCCCCGTCGTAACAAGTGTTCCGCTGGAACGGCACACCAAGACGCTCACACATTTTCTTCGCCCGAACTGTATCGACCTGCCAAACAGCGAACGCCGAGCGCACACCATCAACCAGAGCAGATGTACCCCGAATCAGGTTACGAGCTTGCTCTGGTGTCTTAACCACTGCGTCCTCTTTAATCTTCGTCATATGGTGACACAGCAAGACCGATGCGCCAGTTTCTGTGGCCATCTTAGCCAGCAGACCTGTAAGAGCAGCACCAGCAGCCGGATCAGCGTTTACATCAGCATGTACGAAAGATGCGAGTGGATCGAACACAATGAGCTTCAGATTCTGCATCTGTAACACTTGTTCGTATATCTTCTCGAACTCTTCGGATGTCGAGAACTCACCATGATTCTCAGTCATAATCGGGAACACACCACCTACATTTGGTAGTGGCACCACTTTCAGATCATGGATATAGCCATGCCTAGCCCCGAACGGATCCAAACGATCAATCCGGCGGTGCATCTCAGCCTCGTCATCCTCTGCCGTGAAGATCACTACGTTGCCGAATTCTTTGACCAGACCCCCGAAAGCTGTAGTCATTGGCTGACCCGATGCGATCTTCATGCCCATGTCGAGCGTCATCATGCCTTTGCCCGAGTCGCCAGCAGCAGCAAAGATAATCGGCACACCCATAGGGAATGTGCCTTCGATCAGGAACTTTTGTTCTGGTGCTTCTCCTGTAAACCTACCCACTGAGAACGTATCATCTAGCAGGTTGATGTTTGTCTTCGTGACTTTTGCTTTGGTGTTGAGGAAGGTTTCAATGTTGAAGCCTTCGCTTATGGCGTCCGATGCGTCCCACCCTTCGGGTTTGCCCATAGGCGGCGTCAGCATCGTTACCGACTTCGCACCAGCAGCCAGAGCCAAGTCCTGAATCAGATCAGCCAACTTCTTGCCAGCCGGATCGTTGTCGGGCCACAGAATTACTTCCTTGCCCTGCAATGGAGAGAAGTCGAACTGCGCCGATGTCTTCTTCGTTAGCGCACCAGCCCCACCAATCGTACATGTCGCCGTATATCCAGCTTCGTTGAGAGAGTCAGCGCACTTCTCACCCTCGACCCAAATCACCCGCTCCGATGCCAAAATGTTCGGGATGTTGTACATGGGCCGGATGTCAGGAAACTTGGAGTACCCGATGCCCTCAATGAATGGCCTAAACTCCTTCTTGGGCTTGCCATTGCTGTTCAGCATGGGCTGCCCGGTAATGTCCTTTACATTGTACCGGCGCACCGTAACCAGCACTTCGCCATCTGCATTGGTGTAGATGTACTGTGCATCATACGGTGTGTTCGCATTGTATTGTGTCTTGATTGGATGTTCGACAGGCCCGTTATCACGAACAATTTGTGGTTGAGCGTTGTCCAGATAGTCCGAGAACATCTCCTTGATCTCGCCCATCTTCATGTCCCTGCCGTGCATCAGAATCTTCACGATGCCGCCCACGCCAACGCCACCATTGAAGTCTTGCCCACGCATGAAGTGCGGCGACGCCGGATCAATGTCGATCTTCATCGACTTGCCAGAGTCACCAAGCAAGGAGCCAATGTAGAATGTCTTGCCATGAATGCGCCCAGCAGGAAACGTATCCTGAAGGATGCGAATTTGTTCCGATTTCGGAACCTTCCTAGAAATCTCTTCGACTAATTCATGTGCAGAAACACTAGATGTTGTGTTGCCAAACCTTACCACACTCATTATATTGATCCCTATCAAGCATCAGTTTTACCTTTTGGGGCGGTTCATGCCGCCCCTTCTTTTTGCCAGCAAGTGTTACGGAATTCGCACCACTTACAAAGGTGAAAGTCGTCATTCTGCGCGATACGCGGAAGAATGTCATTACCTCTGGTAGCCTCTAATATTTGCACGGCCTTATCACTGGTCCTTTGTGCCAAATCAGAGTCAAACGGTACCAACTCTATGTAGACCTCGCTTGTGTTCTTGTTCAGAACTGTGAACACACAAGGGTTCTCAGCCAAATCCATGTACGCTTGGTACAGCGCAATTTGCGCTGCGTAAACTGGGTTAGCCTCCGCCACACCTTTACGAACAAATTCGTTGAACTTTTTATCCGATGCGGACTTGCACTCCCACAGCATTGGATATTTAAGGTGTAATGGACCGGCACATATTACACCGTCGATGTGACCACGAACTTCGCCATCCGCCGTGTCGAATCCAAATTGTTCGCCATGTTTTTCTGTGCGCAGGTCGAACCCAGCATCACGGAAGTACATAATCATCAGATCTTCGATGGTGTGACCAAGAGCAAATGTTCGTAAAGTTTTCGCAGGAAAGCCTTTATCCTTGTCTTTCTGCTGCCCCATGTACCGGTATTGAAGTTTACGAGCGCACGGATCACCAAGAGAAGAAGCGCCCAGATACTTACGTTCTGGTTGCTTGCGCTCTTTCTCAATGACGGCCCGATCTAACTCTTTAATGATTGCGACTGCGTCTTCAGAAGGGGATGGTGGGTGGCTCTGGCTTGACGGAATTTTGGACGATCCGGTCAAATAACTCTGCAAGGTAAGGTTCTGTGTAGACATCTTCTAGCCCTTCTGTCTTCTTCGCAACAAAGATCAATCCGACTACTTCATCCTCTGTAAGATCAACCAGACGCTTGTCCCATCCCACGGTTTCAAAATACTCCGCAATCCTCTTTAGTGGATTGTCTCCTGCTCCTTGTGCATTGCCATTGTTTTCAACCATTCTTCGCCCTCCTCATCAAAAGTAACCATTGCGGTCAGGTAGTGATCCATATCAGGGATATCGACCACAACACTCACGCACTTGTACTGATCATCCTTATCTTCAGTGAAATCCAAGATTGCATCAACGACTTGACGCTTAATGCCATCAAGATCATCGCCATCTGAAAAGCTCATAAAGCAAGAAGTTTGGATAGCGTTCCCTTCTTTCCTATGGAACATGAAAGTAACTTCGCCCCTAATCATGCTGATTTTTCCCACTCTGAAATTACATTGTAGACGATGTTATCCACAAATTGCTTGTTCCATGCGTAGTTGAGCATACATGCGGCCCTGTACTTCGTCCACGAGAAGTCAATTGGGCTTACATTCACGCCTTGCCTCAACAGTGCGCTGCGCTGCTTGTCGCTCACAGGGTCATTTAACCAGCGTTTCGTTTTCTTGGCCGAGTCACCTGTCTCGTGCTGCCTCATGTAGTCATCTGCTGCGGCCATCACCTGACGCTTCGATCCGACAGAGATGAGCCTAACCCTACCGTTTGTCTTCTTCGTGACAGCCATGGATGTGCCATCAACCTCTGCGATCAGAGCAAAACAATTAAAGCCAGTAGCTGCGAGACATGCCTGATTCCCGAACAAATCTACCCACCTGAATGGAGAGCGCTCCATCAGATCCACTTCAGTCATTTCAAAGTTGTCGAGAGGATCAGAGTCTGCTCCCTCAAACATGTGACCACAAAACGGACACTCACGAACGCCGAGCGGCACGATTGAGTCACACTCTGGACAAACCTTTTCTGGCGCATCACCAGCCGTTGTTTCGCCAGCGCCATCAAGATCAACGGAATCATCCAGTGATCCATGCGTCAGGACAGACGTTCCAAAGTCCATGACAATGCAGTCAGTCTTTACAACGCCGGGGAACTCTTCTTGATCAACCGTGCGCAGACCACGCCCGATCATCTGAACCATCGTGGACTTATATGAGCATGGCCGTGTCAGCACCACACAGGACACAGGCGGCGCATCAAACCCTTCGGTCAGGACAGCGACGTTTACCACCACCTGCGTCTCACCGTGCGCGAGATCGTGTAGAATCTCCTCACGTTCATCAGATGGTGTATTGCCTGTAACCACATGAGCGATAACGCCCTGCCCAACAAATTCCTCACACACATCCTCTGCGTGACGAATGGTTGAACAGAACACGATGGTCTTACGATCCCCGGCCTTATCTAACCACTCTTCAACCACGCGCTTGTTGATAGCGCGACGGTTCATAATCTTTTCGACATCTGCCATATCAAAGTCAGACGCAGTCTTGCGTACATCACGCAATTCATCTTGCACCCCAACATCCACAACGAATGTCTTAGGCGGCACAAGAAAGCCTTCACGGATTAATGTGGCGATTTCGATCTGGTGGCTACAGTTCGTGAATACGTCCCGCAGACCCTTCTTGTCACCACGATTGGGGGTGGCGGTAAAGCCAACGACTTGCACCCCCTCGTTGGCCTTCTTAGCGGCATTAATGATACGTTGATATGTGTCGGCTACAGTGTGGTGCGCTTCATCCACGACAATAAGATCAACCTTTGGCATTTGCTCAAGGTTGTTGTGGCGTGAAAGAGTTTGAACCATCGCAAATACTGCGTC